GGCTCCGCTTGCCCAATTTTCAAACCTCGTGCCCCCGGTGTAGGGAGCAACATCAGTTCCGCCGTGATACGAACCAGTGCTTAATGCTTGGCTCTCGGCTGCGTGCGCTCGACCAAAAGCAGCTTTGGATGTGGCTCCTCTGGGAATCCAATAAGATCCTTGCGTTCCCTCCGGCTGGGACTGTATCTGCGACCACGCATCTTTCAGATCCCCATGGGAATCGACGTACTTCTCAAAGTCTGCGTCGGAAACCTCACCCTTCTTATACTTACTGTACGCGCTCGCGTAATCGTATTTTCCTCCGCCCATAATAACTCCTACTGATTAGCCTTGTAGTATGCTTGCATCTGCTGGTGCATCAAGGGATTCCAACTTGATCCAAATGCTTTTGCTGCTCTGCCCATCTTGCCAGTGCCAGCAAGGGCTGCTTCTTTGGCTGCTATAACCTGCTCAGGAGTAGCGCCGCCCCAATCAAAGCCCATAGATGTTCCCTTTACATAGGGGTTTCTTGCTGCATCGGCTGCTAATTGGTTTCGTAACCTGCTTGCCATAGGAGTTCCTTTTTCGCCCCATGCATCACCAAACAATCCTTTGGCTCTACCCATCATACCCGCTTGAGCAAACCTCTGTGCTTGGGCTAGGTCAGCATCGCTTATATCACCATAGTTGAAGGAGCCGAGATCCTCGGTAGACGGGTCAGTTTTTAAGTAGTCCCTCAACAGACCACCGACACCCTCACCAGGCTCACCCCACTCACCACCACCAAGACCTATCTGGTTGGCCGCTCTTCCGAACATACCACCCTGACCAAATCTGAGCGCCTGACCCAACCTACCAGCGGATACTCCGCCCAGTTGTTCCATGGCCTGGCGAGTTTCTGGAGTCCATTCGCCTCCACCTTGCTCCCATGCTTGTTTCGCTCTACCGAATTGACCTGCCCCGGAAAACCGCTGCGCTTTTTGCATAGCGGGCATACTTGAATATTGATTTGTTCCACCTGCCATTATTGCATCCTCGTTTTAAGATCTTTTGTGTATACGATATAGCTAACTGTCCAATCCGATAGTAGCTTTTTCCAACCCTTTCTCCCCCACATCTCCAGCGCAGTGCATCCATTCTTCAGCGCAAATACCTCTACCATTTCTAGGAAATCTTTTATATCCTGAAAGTTATCACCGGCCAGAGATATAAGTCTTAGAATTCTCTTTTGGGGGTACGGTATAATCTGAGTAACAAGAGCTGCGTTTACGTGCTTGTTTTCAACCACCACCCACAACTGCATATCGCCATGAGTTAGCGGTTCTATGTAATCATCCGGCTCCATCTCCCCCTCTGTATGGGGGGCAACTCTAGCCAGCAGGGGAACAACTTCTTCCCACACGTAGGCAACATCTTCTGGCTCCAGCAGATGTGCTCTCATAGTTTTTCCCAAGAAGGGGTTCCATCATCAATGTAGGCATAGATACCTCTACCAGATCCAGGATTCCAATTGGTTCCATCAGCGTATCTTATGTCCCCATCTCTTGGTTTTGTAGGCTCTGTATTGGTTTCTTCCAGCCTAAACGTATCCAGATTGAAGATGATATCTCCAACCTTATTCAATTCGTTAAACAGGTAATCAGGCAATAACTCTGGCGCAACTGGCGCTGGGTTGGGCGACCACCTATTTACAGATTTTACATCCTTAGAAGTATAGGCCATTACTGCATCCTGCCGCCGCGTTTGCCTCTCTGAGCCACCTCAAAGGCAACCCCGTGCAATTTCCAATCTATGTCTGTAACAGATTCTATCTTAACCCCAAAGTATTTCCCAGAAATCCTACAAGAAACTTTAGACTGAGAATTGGGATTGAACAGTGTTGGTCCTTCCCAAGTTATAGCCTCTTCCGTAGACATCTGATGACCTACCCATACATTTAAGGAATTATCTCCACTCACTTCTATCTTAGGATAAACCGCAGATACGAATTTAACAGAAGATGGATCACCAAGATCATACCCTGTCCGTTCAACGTAAGCGGTCATGGTTTCAGTATCGTTCTTATTGCCCTTATTATCTCTGTATATCTTTGGTTGTAGCACCTCACCACCAGACGACCAAGCCGTGTAAGCGCTGCCATCTACGCCAGATAGTTGAAACGTCGTAGATGTGGCGCCGGCAACAGTGTAGGTATTCCCGTTCAATTCTGTCATTCCAACAACGTAATCAATCATAACGCTATCGCCATCAGATAATCCATGAGGTAACGTAGCATTGTCTGGATCGTGGGCTGTAATAACTACAGGGTTAGCAGCCGTTGCAGCGGTTATTGTAGCCTTAACTCCCGGCTTAACAAAAACAAGATTCTTTATTACATCATCATAGTTGGTAGAACCCCAGACACCACTCTCTGAATCCCATGTATCCGTGTACTGATTAACCACACTATCGTCATCATGTGCTGCTGCGGTAGTGCCGTTAGCACCCCTCAGGATACCTGTAAATGTAGTGCCCGTTTTTCCGGTGTAGGTTATTTGTTCGTCATCAATTATTAAGGTTCCGGTAGATGTGAACACAGGGTCAGCTACAGTCGTGTCTACAGTTACAGCGCCACCATCGGCAGGGGCGAGTGAAGTAAAGGAAGCATCGTTAAGAGTAGCCTGCGCCCCCCACTGGGTTCCTGTGGTAATAGACACTATCCCATTGTTTATATGAGATACATCAGGCAAATCCCTCAGGCTAAAAGTATTTTCTTTCCAGTTCCATATCAATGCTCTGTTGACTACGTTCGAGCTATTAGCTGGATAGCAGGCAAGCATCTCATTTCGCACATAGTCAGCGGCAACAAAACACTTCAGATAATTATTGTCATTACCGTTCAATTCATCGTACACAGCCCTACGCATCTTATTAGATAACAGGGGTTTTATTGTCTGACCATTGTTCCAGTAAAAGTCTGAGTTGCCCATAAAGAAATGACCACCCTCAAACTCTGCTATAGCTCCCTTGGAAAGTAATCCAATAGTAGGGCTTAACAACTTAAACGAGAAGATGTAGGGGGTTCCTACATAGTTCATAATGTAGATACTAGAATCCTTGTATATAAAGAACGAATCTCCATAAGCCATTCCATCTATGATATCGCCAGGAGTATCTGCCAACTCGTACTCACCAGCATCGAGAGTGGCATCATCCTTGTCCCACGTGGATGGTAGACTGTAATAACTAGCCTCCGTAGACCACTTCACCAATCTAGGTTCATTCTCAACCCTATCTTCTGGATCAACCCAGTTCAACCCAACAAGAAACGTCCTAAATGATCTTACGGTATCGCAGCGACCACTCGAACCGCCTGCTGTTATTGCTGTTGCAGAGGGCCAATTCTGAAGTTCTCTAAAGGGAACTGTTATATCAGGCTCTCCGCTAGAATTTAGAGGCCAATACTGGGGCGCATCAGCCCCGTTAGTTGCGACTACTATCCCGTTTAGGTCTGTAACAATCCACCTAGCATCGGTAGTATTTGCAGAATACGGGTTATCGGAGGTTGCTGTTGTTCCTATAGGGGTTACAACTGCACCTGTATCATGGCCCACGGAACCAGCGGGTCTTGTACAGCCAGTAAGATCGTTAGTTGATTTGCCTGTGTAGGTTATCTCTTCATAATAATTATCGTTTGTTGCCCCGTACTGCTTTGAGCCTATGGCGATCGTTCCGCTTGTTGGAAAATCACTTGCATCTGTTAATGTTATCGTAGTAACACTACTGTTTATAGTGCCATTTAGAGTATTCGTAGTTTGTCTGGTTATATCAGTCCACGTAGAACCATTCCAAGCAGCAATCTTTTGTCGGCCAAAAGCAATCCACCAGTATGTTCCTCCTACCGATAAATAGGGAAACAGGTAAAGCGCGGAGAACGGGCAGTCGTCCATAACCTCCTGATAACCCGCTGCTTTCTTTACGCCGTTATCAAGAAACCTTACATTGTTTCCATCAGACCAAGCATTAGGTGGGATATTATACGGAGGAATATCCTTTATTAGACCTAGTTCTCCAACACCTTGTATAGGTACAAGTTGCATTATTCTGGGGGAGTAGGCCAAGTAATATCAAAAGGATCAGGCTGTGTTGTGACATCCCTCAAAGCCTGTCTGTACGTTTCCCACTCCACTTTCTTCTCTGCGGTCATCGGAACATCAGAAAGAACGCTCCAATCGGATGCGCGTA